AGCTCACCGATGTCCTGACCAAGCACAACAAACACCTGAGCTGGACGACACCAACTGGACTTACAGTCCGGCAGGCTTACAGGAAAAGCAGCAGCAAAATCTACGAGATCAGCCTGCGGCGAAAGGTGAAGGTGTACACTCGTGACTGGTCAGACGACGTGGATAGTCGGAAGTCTCGGTCGGCCTGTGTTCCCAACTGGGTTCATAGCATCGACGCTGCTGCGGCTACTCTTACTATCTGCGAAGCTGCCGACGCCGGCGTGACTGGGTTCCAGATGATCCACGACTCGTTCGCGTGTCACGCCGCGGATGCACCTGTGCTGGCTGCAACGCTACGCAACGTGTATCAAAAGATCCTATCCGAAAACCTACTACAGAAGCTGGCAGACGAAGTTAGACAGCAACTACCTGCATCCGAGGAGATCCCGGAACTCCCCCCGTTTGGTGATCTCGACGTAAATCAACTCAACAAGTGCCAATACTTTTTCGCATGACCCCTCCGCAACAACAGCAGTACATCCGAGTCGCATCGGACCTCAAGTACACCCCGACTGTCCGCGCCCTGTTCCTTACGCTCGCAGAGCCGTACTTCTACTCCGCTACGGATGAGAAGGGCAGCTACTCGGTGACCCTCACGCTAGATCCCGAGAAGGACGCGGACTTCCTGACCGACCTCGACCGTGTTGCCAACGACCTGATGGACGATTGGCTGCAAGAGACCAGCACGGACGCCGGCGACATCACCCCCAAGAACCCTCTCTACTACCGCCGGGACGAGAAGGACGAGGAAGGGAACAAGACGGGTAACCTGCTGGTCAAGTTCAAGAAGAACGGGACGGGCCAGCGCAAGGGTGGCAGCAGGTACACGCTGAAGCTCCCCGTCGTTGACGGCCAAGGCCAAGAGGTTCCGAAGGACATCGTCCAGCGTCTGGGCCGAGGCACCCGAATGGTGGTCGCCTACCGTGCCGAGGCGTACTGCATGAACGGTGTGTTCGGTGTCACCCTCAAGATCGAGGCCGTGCAGATCGTCGAACCGATGTTCCGTCAGAGCAGTGACGCGGCTGACGCCTTCAAGGGCCGCGAGCTCGAGGAAGCGTTCACGGTCGAAGACCTCGACGAATGAGCGTCGGCATCGGGGTGGACCCTGGTCAGAAGGGTGGCATTGCTTACGTGTCGCCCGGCTGGGTACAGGCCTTCCCGATGCCCCTGCTGCCAAAGGAAGAGCAGAAGGCAGCCGGTACACCCATCAACTGGTTCGAGGTGTACCGGCTCTTCTCTCAGTGGGACGTGTGGGAAAACTACCTGTGCGTCGAGAAGGTCTGGGGGATGCCGGGGCAGGGGGCCTCGAGCACGTTCAAGTTCGGCGGTAACTTCGTCGGCATCCTCGCCACCGCACAAATCATGGGGGCCAAGATGGAGCTAGTGGTTCCCCGCAAGTGGAAGTCAGCCGTCCTCGGTGATGAGTACGAGCACGACAAAGAGGGAGCCTTCGCGTTCTGCGCGGACCACTACCCCCAAGTGTCGTTGCTTCCCTCGAGCCGGCACCGCAAACCGCACGACGGCATGGCTGACGCTTTGTGTCTAGCACACTATGCCGCTTTCCAACAAAAGAAGTAAATGTCCGCAGTGTGGGGCCAACAGGGGGTTGGCTTCAGAGGTGCAGGGTGATCGCAAGTATTGCTTTGCCTGCCAGTACGCTGAGGGTTCCGCACATCGTGAGGCTGAGGCCTCAGAGTTCTTCCAAAAGACAGCAAACATGAATGTCATCAGCGGCGTGTCGGTGCGCCCTATCGGTAGTAGACATCTCACAAAGGAAACCTGCGAGCGCTACGGCTACGGCTTTGCGCAGTACGCAGGACAAGAGGTTCAGGTTGCGAACTACTACGATGACGTGGGCGCGGTGGTCGCGCAGAAGCTGCGGCTACCCGGCAAGGATTTCCGAGTCCTCGGTGACAACGACGCGGTCAGCCTGTGGGGCAAGCATTGCTTCCGCGACAAGGGCCGCATGGTGGTCATCTGTGAAGGGGAGCTGGACGCAATGGCTGTGTACCAGACGCTCGGCCCCAAGTCTGTCGTCGTCTCCATCCCGCACGGAGTAGGGACGGCAGAGAAGTACATCAAGCGTGAGTTCAAGTGGCTGTCTCGATTCCAAGAGGTGATCCTCTGCTTCGACAGCGACGAGCCGGGACAGGCCGCGGCCAAGCAGTGCCGTGCGTTGTTCAAGGGCAAGCAGAAGGCGCGGATTGTCAAGCTGCCGCTCAAGGACCCGTGCGAGATGCTGGAGGCCAACAAGAGCAACGAGCTCTACCGTGCTATCTGGGACGCGCAGGAGTGGTCGGCTGCTGGTCTGGTCCACGGCGAAGCCCTGCTGGAGAAGGCGCTACACCGCAACACCCGCAGCGCCGGCGAGTACCCGTGGCAGGGGCTCAACGAGATGACGGGCGGCCTTCGCTATGGCGAGCTCGTCACCGTGTGCGCCGGCAGTGGCATCGGTAAGTCCACGGTCATGCGGGAACTGGCGGCGGCGCGGCTTGCTGCGGGTGAGCGGGTTGCGTACCTCGGCCTCGAGGAGGGACCGTTCACCACCGCACGGGGCATCTTCAGTGCCCACGCCAACCTCCCGCTGATCCAGGCAGAGGACACGCCGGCGGTCAAGCACGCGATCGAGGAGGCGTACAAGGACTGGGGCGACCGGCTGTATGCGTTTGACTCGTTCGGCTGCTCGGACCCCGAAGAGATCCTGTCCACGATCCACACTGCTGCTGTTGGTCTGGACTGCAAGACGGTGTTCCTTGACCACATCAGCATGATCGTCAGCGGGATGGACAGCGACAACGAGCGCCGTAGCATCGACCGGCTGATGCACGAGCTGCGCCTGCTGGTTGAGACGGGAGAGATCCTGCTGTTCAACGTCAGCCATCTGAAGCGCCCGATGGGCAAGGGCCACGAAGAGGGAGCGCAGGTCAGCCTCAGTCACCTACGGGGCAGCGGCGCCATCGCGCAGCTCAGTGACTTGGTGATTGGCCTCGAGCGCGACGGGCAGGCCGATGAGCACGACCGCCACATGCTGAACCTACGTGTCCTGAAGAACCGCTTCAACGGCTCGACGGGGCCTTGCGGCAGCCTGCGGTACACGCGAGAGACTGGGCGACTGGTCGAAGAATTTGGTGCAGAAAATTTTGACGCAAAGGAAGAGGTGCCGTTTTGAAAAAGGACTGCGTTGTTGGACTGATCGGTTACCCCGGATCGGGGAAGGACATGGTCGCGCAGATGCTGGTGGAGCAACACGGGTTCACTCGCATCGCCTTTGGTGACGCAATCAAGGACATGCTGCTGCTGCTTGACGAGCGATACGAGAACAGTCGAAGCAAGCTGGAGTACCACAAGGGGCTTGGCGCAGAGGACCCGCTGCAAACGCGAAAGCGCCTCCAGCACCTTGGCGAGTATGCGCGTGCGGTCAACCCGTACTTCTGGATCGACGCCGCAGCCCGCGCTGTGCCGCTGACAGGCCCCGTGGTGTTCAGCGACATCCGCTACCGCAACGAGCTTGAGTGGGTCCGCGAGGATCCTGACATGCCTGGAGCGCGGCACGACGGCACCATCATTGGTATCGACCGCCCCGGATATGGTGCAGTGAATGAGCACATCAGCGAGCGCAACACGGGGCACTTGCTCCTTGATGCCGATGCCATTCTCATCAACGACAATACCCCTGAGGCCCTTGTCGCAGAACTGCTGGAGTTTGTCTGATGTCTGTCATCCTGTTTGACCTTGAGACGGACGGCCTGCTCGACGAGGTATCCAAGGTCCACTGCCTGTGCATCACGTACCCGCACACCGAGGGTGATGATGTCCTGAGCTACCACGACGACAAGGAGCTCCCGCGGGACGGCACGCTGGCGGAGGGACTCGACAAGCTGCGGGAGGCTGGAGTCCTGTGTGGGCACAACATCGCCGGCTATGACCTGCCAGTCCTCCGCAAGCTTTTCGACTTTGACTGGCACGGCGAGGTCCACGACACGGTCGTCTGGTCTCGGCTTGTATACAGCGACAGGCGTGAGCGGGACTTCGCACTGGTGGACCGCAACATCCTGCCGGGTCGCCTCGTTGGTACTCACTCGCTTGAAAGCTGGGGGCACCGGCTGGGCGACAACAAGGGCGACTACGACGGTGGGTGGGAGACGTTCTCGCAGGAGATGCTGACCTACTGCATCC